CCGACCGGGTTACGTGGGCTGAACCGGCCGTCCTGGTTGTTCAGGGTCAGGCCGCACCGGGACGGCTCGGGGGTGACGCCCTCGCTGCTCCGCCCGAGTTTGAGGCGGACCTGGTCCCGGTTGTAGACGTAGCTGGTGATGTTCGTCCAGGTGCCGTCCAGGTCAAGCTCTGTCTTGAGGTCGACCGGTACCGCCATCAGGCCCGCCCCAGGGTCGCCTGGACGTTACCGCCCCGCGTCCAGATGGCCTTACGAAGCGGGTCGAGGATGACCTCTCCGAGGGCGGTGGTGCCCAGCGTGAGCTGAATGACCATGGGGGCTCCGCCTCCACCCTGACCACCCATGTTCGCCATCATGCGGCGGCTGTCCCCGGCCGAGTGGACGGTGGAGCCGGGAGCCAGATCCACCAGCTCCGGGCCCTGCTCCCCGACCCAGGTCATATTGCCGCGCACCCCGCCCGAGGCGGCCGTCCCGTAGTGGCCGACGACCCCGCCGTGGGCGTTCATGCCACGCGATTGACCCGATGTGGCGGCGTTGAAGACCCGGTGGACCGTGTCTATGAAGACCCTCTTGTCGTGGAGGCTCGCGATCCCCCGGTGAACCCTGCCGATGGCGGCCTCAGCGGACTTCGAGATGACCGAGACTGAAACTCTCTTGTTCCGGATCAGCCCCAGGTCGTTCGCCAGCTGCCGTGCCTTCGCCGACGACATGCCCATATGGGTGGCGAGCCGGACGAAGTTCTCTCTCGCGCCGTTCATCCTCTTCGCGACGGCGTCGCCGCTCTCCCCGGCCTCCGTCATCTTGTCCCGCACACCAAGTGCCGCCGCCGCGATGTTGTTCAGAGCCGTCCTGTTGCCCCGGCCCTTCTCCGTGTGGATGTCGAGGGTATGGCCGTTCTTCCTGACCGCATCCGAGGCGGCATCGAACGAGGCTTCGAGGCCGATCAGCGAACCGCTCATCGCCAGCTGCTGATTCGCCAGGGTCTTCAGCGAGTCGGTGAACTCACCGGTCTGGACCGCCGCCCGCGCCGCGACCCTGGTCACGTCGTCGATCTTGCTGGAGACCCCGGCGGACGCTCCGGCCACGGCACCGAGAGCCTCCCCGGTCAGCTTGACCTGGCCTTGGTAGTTGGCCAGCTCCGGCATGCCCTTCTTCAGTTCGTCAGTGGTGACACCGATCTGCTCGGCGGCGTTCTTGATGCCCTCAGAAGCACCCTCGGATGTCATGGCCAGGTTCGCATAAGTCTTTCCGTTGACGGTTATCGCCTTGTTGGCCGCACCCGAGGCGTCGGCCAGCGAGTACAGGGCCGTCCCCAGGACGACGGTAGCCGCCGCCACGGCCAGGTATGGGTTGGTGAGCAAGACAATCCCCAATGCCGCCTGAGCGGCCGTCACAATGCCTGTGGCGACAGCCCAGACCTTCATCCCAACAACAATGGAAGCGATCAGCGGGACCAGGAAATCCCAGGCCCCCTGAGGGATGGCGTTCACCAGCTTGGCCGCGCTCGCGACCACGGCGAGCATGATCTCCGAGAAGGGCATGAACGCCGAGGACAGCTTCAGTGCCGTCTGCCCCAAGTTCGTGAACAGCTCCAGAAGTACGGGGATCTTGGCCTGGACCCCCTCCATCCACTTCTGGAAGCCAGCGCTACCACTGAGGCTCCGCCCGAATTCCCGGAACCTGGCGGTGATCCTCTCCAGCCCGCCGGTCATGGCCCCGGAGAACGGAAGGAACGCCCGGATGATCCCGCCGAACCCGGCCCCTATGTTCTTCAGGGAATTGAGAAAAGCGGGCAGGGTCACCTTCGCCGAGGTGTTGATGTCGGAGATGAACGATTTGAAGCCCCCGCTCTGGACGCCCTTGAGGAGGCTGCCCGTGAACTTGGTGAGAGCCCCGGACGCGGTCTCTACCAACGGGGTGAGCTGGGGCAGGACGGCCCTCATGGCCTTCAGGCCGTTGGTGAAGACGGGCATGGTCTTCGGTGCCAGGGAGTCAGACCATGTGTTCAGGTCGCCCGTCAGGCCCCGGAACTGGACGGCCGCCGCCCTTACCGACGGGCTCATGGTGTTGAGATTGGCCTTCAAGTCAGCGATCTTGGCGATTTGCGGGGAGACGGCCAGCCCAAACGCCCCGACAGCAGCACCGACGGAGGCGAGGGCAGCGGTAGAGGCCCCGGCCCCGGCGACGAGGGGAGCCGACATGGCCGGCCCCGCCATGGCGGCGATACCGACCAGTGCCGCCATCGACTTGCCGAGGCGCTCCTGAACCTTCTCAAACCCTTGGTTCGTCTCGTCGATGGATCGGACGTGGATGCTCACGGTGTTTGCCACTGCGGCTCACCCTCCTGTCTCTCCGGTGTCCCGAGCCTGATGATCCTCAGGTATCTGAGCAGCTTCGAGTCCTCCGCCTCGACCTCGCTCGGAAGCTTGTGGAACCTGTCGCAGAGCCCGATCATGAACTCAGCCTCCAGCAACTCCCACGGCTTGGTTACAGGGGTTCCATCGGGATGGCTGCCTCCAGGGACGGATCTCCAGAGGTCGAGTCTTTTCCCAGCTCGGCATCCGCCCCGGTGAGGGCGGTAGTCCAGGCCTCGATGATCTCCAGAACGAACGGGAGTTCCTGGGACTTGACCCCCTCCAGGTCCTGAGGAACCGGGTCGCCCTCCTCGGTCTCCAGGTTCCAGCCCAGGAGAGAGTCAGCGAACATCCGCAGCATCTTTCCCGTCGCCTCGGGACCGCTGTCGGCCTTGGCCTCCCACATCTCCATCGTCTGACCTGTGGTCAGGCCCGCGACCATGACTTCCAGGCCGTCGTGATCGGCGAAGGTGAGGTCGTAGACCGTTCTCTGCTTGCGGTAACCCGCCATGGTGTTCTCCCTGCTGATCGTCGGGTTAGGAGTTTGTCCAGGCCGGTGCGGTGCCGTCTGCGAGGACACCCGGAGCCGTCCACACCAGCGACCCATCGGCCGCGCGGGCCAGGTCGTAGGAGGTGTAGAGGGTCTCCACCTGCAGATACGGAGTTGCCGCACTGGTCGGGGTGATCTTCGTGGTACGCAGGGTGTCGTCATCGGTGACGTTCTCGAACACCGTGTGACTGAGGGCGGCGTTGAACGTCCCCGTGAGGGAGACGCTGTAGTCGGCCAGGAGCAGCAGCCGCTCCATGGCGGACTTGTCGACACCGGTCACGTCCTGGACGGCGCGGGGGGTGGCGAACTGGAAGTTGTTGATGTCGTTGCTGATGTCGGTGAGAGTGGGAGCCGAGGTGTCCACCTCGATAGTTGACCCGAGTCCCGTGGTCTTGGCCATGGCCTATCCCCTTTCAAGGATCGTGTTGAGCTTGTCCTGGTGCTCAGAGAAATCCTCGGCCCAGTCGGCCCCGTTGGCGTGACGCCTGATCACGCCCCGGTTCTGCCGCCGGTCCCCGCCGTACACGGAGAACGACTCAGCGACCGTCTTGTGGTCGGCGAAGCACCGCTGATAGGGCTCGAAACGGAACACGGTCAGGCCGGCCCCGGTGCGGCTCTCCTTGAACGCACGCCCGGAACCGGTGCGCACGTAGTGGGCCTGCGACCTACCGAGGTCGGTCGACTCGTCGAACGTCGACTCCCAGCCACGGGCGAACGCCTGGCACCCGACCTGCTGGCAGGTGGCCTTGCGGGCTGTGTCCCGGCCGCGGGCGTAGGCGAACGTCTGGTAGGCGCTCGCGGGCATGTTCGGTTCTATGATCATTAGAACACCGTCTCGATCTTGTTGCGCTTGAACATGACGGCGAACGTGCATTCGCTGAATGTCCCCGTGGTGGAGATCCGGACGTACCTGTCGACCGTCCCCGACACCGTGTCCCGCTCCGTGGTGACACCGGTGGCCGCCGTGAAGGCGATCAGCGGCGCGTAGGTGTTGTCATCGGCCGAGTCCTCGATGGACACCGTGCAGGACGTCCCGGTGAAGCTGAACACCTGCAGATACGCCTGGGCGCCGTCGGTGGTCTGCGCGGTCTGGTCAAGGCCGTCGGAGTCCGTGGCCGTGGTGTCGGTCTGCTTCCCGGCCGTGAGCATCACGCCCCACTCCAGCCCGAACCCGTTGGCCAGAGCGGACGTGGTCATGGTGAGGGATCCGTCGGCCCCACGGGTGGGGTCGTAGCCGACTTGCTTGGCCACGGTGCACGCGGACGGGGTCCCGACCGTGGTGCCCCGCAAGTAGGACACCATGACGTCGGTGGTGGGTAGCGCGGACAGGATCGGGTGGGCCTGTCCGGCGCTGGGGTTGAAGTACGAGGTGAACTCGATGGCCCCGTCCCGGATGCCGCCCTTGCGTTCGAACCCCTCCTTGTCGATGGCGGTGAAGTCCAACGCTGTTCGTGACGTCCCGATGCGGGACAGGGAGTTGATGTCCCCCGACAGGTCATAGCCGCCCACGTAGAGCGCGTCCCCAAGCCCTGACTGCTTCATCGATGCTCCTTACGGCGATTGGTCCCAGACGTCCGAAACGATCACGGGCACGGTGATGGTCATGACCCGGTAGACCTTGCTGTCCTGGTTGAGGTAGCCCGCCTTGGCCGACAGGGTCTTGCCGGTCTGGCCGAGGAGGTCAACGCACCGGGCCGCCCCGGACAGCTCGAAGTCACCGGAGTAGGCGGTCATGAGGGTGTCGACCGCGCTCAGCATCAACGGGTCAATGGCGTCCTGAGGCTCCGACAGCATCGAGGTGTAGAGGCGGACGAGGAACGTGACGACACCGGACGTCGCGGCCAACCCGCTGGACCCTGGGTCCGGTCCGATCTCGTCAGCCCACACAGCGGCTGTGAGGCCGTTACCAGGGGCGGACTTCGGTTCGTGGGCATTCACCCTTTCGAACAGACCAGAGGCCAGAGCGTGCGACACAAGGCCGTCGAGGATGACTGTGATGTTCAACGGTTCATCCGATCGGTGTAGCGCGGGAGGATCCGCTCAGCCGTGGCCTTGGCCAACCGGTCGATCCGCTGAGTCGCCCGCCTCCAATGCGCGTAGCCGCGAAAGCGGGTGGTGGCGTTGCGGCTGCCGACCCCAGCCAGCCAGGGGCCGTACACCACGTCGCCGTCGTGCACACGCCAGTCGCCGCTAGCCCGGTCGGTCTGGATCTGCGACTCGTAGTAGCCGGTCGGGTTCCTCAGTACGCGCGCCAGCTCGCCGTGGAGGATGTTGACGCCCTCCTGGGCGATCTCCTCCTCGGCCGCGTCACGGAAGTCCCGTACGGCCTTGGCTGCACGGCCGTCGAAGAGAGGTCCGTGCTTGGTCACGCTCACGTCGAATCTCGGCATCAGACGGCACGCGTCCTTGCCTTGCGCCCGTACCGGGTGTACGCCTGGGCCCGCGCGTCCTTGAGCGCGCGGCCGGCTGCTTCCCTGGCACCCTCACCGGAACCGGCGGTGCGCGCGTACCCACCGGATTCGTTGAGGACCGTACAGAGCGCCTCTGCCACGGCCAGGGCCTTGACCGTGCCGGGCACCGCGTTCTTGACGATCGGAGCCGCGGTGAGGTGGGTAGCCGCTGTGGTGCCCACAGCGCCGCGTGTCACGGTCAGCGTGCGAGGCGCGTAGATGTCGGCGCCCGTGGCGTGAGCGGCCAGTACAGAGCCATCCCATGCGCGCTTCACCGTGATCACGGATCCGGCCACGTCCACCACGAGGAGCCGCTCGGCGCCGATGAGGATGACCTCGTCGGCCACCGGGGCGTTGGTCGTGGTCGACAGGGTGAGGGACACGTCGGCGTTCGACGCGGCGAGGCTGTCGGACGCGTCGATGTTGATGCCGGTGTCGAGCCAGATCTTGCCGGTGACGAGCATCCGCTCGGAGTCGACCCGGATCAGGTCACCGACGCCGATCACGGCCGAGTCAGTCACGTCCACAGCGGTCTCAGAGTCGTCGAGGGCCTCGGCCGTCGCGCCTGCCGGGGATTCGTCCGCCGAGCCACCGAACACCCCTGCGATGCCCACAGAGCGCTGGTGAGTGCTGCCTCCGCCGAAGGCCGCGCTGCTGTCGAGGTCGATCTCGATCCGGTTGTATGGCGGGCCTGCGTTGCTCGGCTCGAGGAAGTAGTCCGTGGCGGCTATGAGGGTTCCGCCCGACGTCAGCGAACTCACGCTGATCAGCTCGTCGGCGTCCAGCCACAGCCGCCACGGTCGCGCGTACTGGTCGCCCGGCCAGTCGAAGTAGCGCGTTCCGGTCCAGGGATAGAAGCGTCGGTGAAGAAGGCCCTCGACGCTGCGCGACGCGGACTCAATCGCGCGGTCGATCTGCGCGTTGTTACGCGCGGTCTCCTTCATGTCCAGCGCGGACTTCACGTCCTCGCGGGTGCAGTACCAAACGCCCATTCCTGTGCCCTTGCTTTCTTGGCCGTACGCCCCGAGGGACGTAGGGAGAGGGGGAGTATTCAGTTGTGGGAGCTACCGGTGTTCAGGCCGTGCCTCCTGTCCACCGGTAGCCGTCAAAGGTGCAGAACAGCTCCCCGTGTGGCCCGGACCGCAGCGGCTCCCCGTCGTTGGGGCATGCCGTGGGTGGGGCCGTCCGCTCCGCTGCCGCCGTCTGAGCGGCCTCGGTGCCGATGGAGAGGAGCTGCTCCCAACTCATGTCAGCCCGGCCTCGACGAGCCGGGCGACGAGGGTGTCCTTGCTGCCGCCGGCCGACAGGTCCCGTGCCTTGCACTCCTCGCGGAGCTGGGCGACGGTCAGCGCCGAGTAGTCCGCCGGTGCGGCCGTGGCCGTCTCTGTGGCCGTCTCGGCTGCCTGCGGTGCCGTTGGTACCTCAACAGGCGCCGGGACCTCAGCGGCATTCGTGGGCCCCCCATGTCGGGTGATCTTCGGCATGGCTACGCCTCATCTGCCGTGAGCAGTGCCGCCGTGTGAATGGCGTCGGCCTGGGAGCGATGGATTGAATAGACGGTGTACTCCGGGTCATCGGTTACCCGAATGACGGAGTACCCGTCCCCAGGACCAAAGGCCGGATGGTACGTGGTGGCCATTACGCGGCCACCAGGGTTGCGCCCGTGGTCATCGGGACCCAGGTCACGTACGCGGTCACTGCACCGCTGGCCGAGGCCGGGAGCAGCTCAAGCTGGCCAGTCGAGACGACCCAGCCCGTCCTGTTGGTCCCGCCGACCAGGAACTTGCTGGCGGCGGTGGTGCCCTGGTCGAGGCCGATGATGTCCCCGGCCAGAACGTCCGTGGTACCGAGCGTGGTCGCGGTCACGTGAGTGATCGTGTCGCCCGTAGTCGGGTTGGTCTGGAGGGCTACGGTCCCGGCATCGGTCGTGATCGAGGTGGTGACCTTGAGGTAGAAGCTCGTGATCATCACCTCCCCGCCAGCGATGGTGAAGATCGGGATCGCGGTGCTGGCCAGCGTGCCGGAGGCCTTGCTGACCGGGCCGAGACCCAGGCTGATCTGGCGAACCTGGTCGCCCTGAATGATGACGCTCATGATCAGACCGCCCCGTTGGAGAGGTTTTCCGGCTTCCGCTGGACCTTGAGGCCGGACAGGATCGCCAGGACCCCGCCGACCTTCGCCTGTGAGGCGTCCGCGATGTTCAGCGACAGGTAGCTGAACCCGTCGGACAGCTGGTCCGCGCGGACCTCGAACACGTAGATCTGCTCGACCTCGGCCCCGGTGTTGGTCACGGTGACCTCAGAGGCGGCCGACTGAGTGACCCGAGTCCAGGTCTCGTCACCGTCGAGGGTCGTCTCCTCCTTGGAGAACCACGTGGTGATGATGTCGAGGTCCTGGCCCGTACCACCAGACAGCGCGTCGTGCTCCTGAAGGTCGAACACCAGGTCAGCGCCAGAGGTACCGGCGTCGCCGAAGAACACGAAGCTGCACACAGCCGCGTTCTTCATGTTGACCATGAGGCCGGTGTTCGCTCCGCCGTTCAGGTCCACGACGGACAGCGCGTTGCTGATGTCGAATGCCTTGCCGAGCGCGTATGCGTCGGTCGTCATATCTGTGCCTCTCTCTGCCAGGGGGTTTAATGCCTGGCGGTGACTGGCCCCCCATCGCCTTGCGGGTCAGGGGGGCGTGGGCGTGCGACTAGGCCCTCGTGGCAATTTTGACAAACGGGCTCAGGGTGTTGGTCCCCTTGAGCGGGGTGAGCGCGGACTCCAGCCACGGGCGGCCGTCGAGGCGCTGGATGAACCGAACGGCCGTCTGGTCGTTCTGGAACTTGAAGTGAGGCGAGGTCTCGGCCTGCATGATCTGGCGGTCGCCGATCAGGTAGTAGCCGAAGTCCACGAAGTTGATGTCGCCCGCAGTGCCGACCGTCTCGGCCTTCTCCGTGAAGATCACGGGGCGGCCGAGGATGGTCATGGGCGGGCCCTCGACGCCGTTGTTCAGCCAGATCGGGCCACCGCCGGTACCGACCGAGAGCGCCATGGTGGCCAGCTCCGGGAAGGTGTCGATGTGCGCCACCCACACCGCCCGCGCCAGGGACGACGGCAGCATCCGGGAATACATCTTCACGATGTTCTCCCACACGATCGTGGCCGCGACCTGGCCGGACTCCTTGGTCACGGACACGGCAGCGCTGGAGTTGAGGTAGCCGAGCGGCTCACCGACGCCGGTACCCCTGGTGAAGGCGTTGTCCTCGAACCAGGCCAGCGCCTCGGGGTAGATCTGGTTGACGAGCGCCTCGAACGACACGATGGACGCGGCGAACAGCTCGTTCGGGATCTCCGAGTACGCCGTCAGCTTCTTCGCCTCGAGCTTGATCCGGCGGAACGTGGCCTGCGACTCGGTGAGCTGCCCGGACTCCTCGGTCCAGTACGCGGTGAGGCCGCCGTACACGTTCGACGCGTGGGACGTGTCGTCGATCGCGGGGAACGGGACCGTCTCGGAGTCCATCGGGATGACCCTGGCGCGCGGCCGGACGACAGCCGTCTCGAGGCTGACGCGCAGCAGCTCGGCGCGCAGCGACTCGGGGACGAGGAACCCGCCGTCCGCCGGCACCGCGGTGCCGTAGTCGTTGCGGATCTTCCGAAGGGAAGCCTGCTTGGCGTGCGCCTCCGGGGAGGTCGCGCGGTGCCAGATCGAGGCGAAGAAGTCCGCGCTGCCGTCGAACAGCTTGTCGGCCTTCGCACCGGCAGCGTTCTTGTTGTACTTGGCCGCGTACTTGTTGTTGGGCGCCTGCTCGGGGTCGAGGTTTACCCGCTTGATGCCCTCGGCCTGGTTGTCCTTGAGCCACTGGGCGAGGACACGCTGAGTCTCCTCGCGGACCTGCTGGCCGATCTCGCTGTCCTTGGCCTGCAGGGCCTTGGCGTAGTTCTTGATGAAGGTGCCGAACTCGGGCTTGGCCTTGCCGCCCTCGAACATGGCGGAGACACGGCCGTCGCCGATCATCTCCTCGAGTTCATCGGCAGTGTTCGGGATCGTGTCAGTCACTGAAGGCTCCTCTCATGACGTCGCGGAAGGCCGCGCCGTCGAAGACAGCGGGCTCTGGCTCCGGCTCCGGGATCGGTGCCGGGATGCTGGGTGCGGGGGCGTGGTCGCGGCCCGCGTGGTGGAAGCAGGTCAGATCGAACGCGGGGGCGTTGGCGGCCGGTGCCGGGGTGGCTGTGACGGCTTGGTCGGCGAGCCCGGCAGTGACGGCCTCGGCCGCGTTGAACCAGGTCTCAGCGACCATCAGGGATCGCCACTCCCCTGGGGTGCCGCCCGCGCGCTCGGCGTACAGCCCGGCGATCGTGTCGCTGATCTTGTCGAGGAGCTCGGCCATCTCGCCCATGTCGGAGGCGTTGCCGAGACAGGTCCCGGACGCGTCATGGATCATCAGCGACGCGCCACGGTTCATCGTGATCGTGTCGCCCGCCATGGCGATGAACGACGCGGCGGACGCGGCCAGGCCGTCAACGACGACGTTCACGGTGGCCGGGTGGTCAGCCAGCGCGTTCATGATGGCCAAGCCATCGAACACGCAGCCGCCAGGCGAGTTGACCTTGAGGTTGATGACCGGGGCCGTGATCCCGGCGAGCTGCCGGATCACATCCTCGGCCCAGATCCCCCAGTAGCCGATCTCGTCGTACAGGAACACGTCGGCTTCGCCCGCCACGTCTGCGACACGAAGCACGCCACGGCCTTCGGGGAGCACGGGGCGAGGCCGTTCGGCACGCGCCCGGAGCTGCTTACTCACGGACGCCATCAGGTCCGCGGGGATCCTGTTCACGGGGCCACCTCCGGCACGGTCGTAGCGGACAGCTCATAGCCGAGCATCGGAAGGATGAGGGGGGCCAGGGTCGGGGCACCCTTGACGAGGTCGATCAGCAGCTCACGGGCCGGGTCCGCATCGGGCTGACCAAAGGCGATCTCCGGGAGACCGAACGCCTTCAGCACCTCGGGGAAGTAACCGCCGGCCTCGATCAGGTTCCGGGCCGCCGTCGACTTGGAGATCCGCTCACGGTCAGCGGCCTCACGGTCAGCCGGGACGGGGCTGACGTAGTCGAACTCGACGCCCTTGCCGGTCGCCCCGAACATCGGCAGGAAGGTGAAGTTGAGGGCGTCGCGGATCCGGTCGAGGCGGGGAACGGCCAGCCGTTCGGCGAACAGCGCCTTGGACGCCTCGGCCGTCGCCCGGTTGACGTCGTCGACGAGGCCCAGCTCGAACCCGGAGATCCCGAACGCCTCACGGATCAGTTCACGGCTGACGTTGCGAAGCTCGGTGAACTCCATGTCCCGCTGGGAGAAGCTGCGGTTGACCCACTTGCCGCGCTCAAGGATGGCGACGCGGTGGGCGTTGGAGACGCCTTGGTGCTGCTCACGCCAGCGCTTGGCGAACTGGTCGAACTCCTCGTCCTCCAGGCCCTCGGGGAACTCGATGATCCCGCCGGGCTCGGCGCTGTTGAGGAAGAAGTTCCGGTTCCACGCGGCGGAGAGCTGGACGCCTTCGAGGTCGGCCTGGATGGTCTGGACGGCGCCGATGCCTCGGTAGGGGTCGATCGGGTTCGGTCGGCGGATCTGGATGACCTCGTCGAGGGCGAGGGGGATCCGCTCGCCGCCGGGGCCGAGGTACGCCCATCCGGCGAGGTAGTCGTCCGGGTCGGGGATCGGCATGATCCGGTCGGGGCGGACGGGCCACAGCTCGAGCGGGATGGACCGGAACGCGGGGTTGCGGGAGACGACCCACATGCCTTCGCCGACGAGTTCGTAGTGCTGCTGGAACGTCTCGATGAACAGCGACTGTGTGAAGTGCGGGTTGGGCCGGTTCCACAGGTCGAGGGCTGCGTGTGCGGTGACCCGCTCGCGTTCCTCGGGCTTCTGCCCGGGCTTGGCGGTGCGGTACAGGTTCCAGTCGACGGCGGCCGTCGAGGTGGCGAGCCGGTCGACGATGGCGAACAGCGTGCCGACGCCACCCATGGCGCGCATCTGGGCGTCGGGGCCGGTCGCTCCGCCGGATAGTGGCATGGGCTGCTGGTATCGGCGGGAGACGTAGGGGACGGGTGCCGCGTTGCGGAGTCCGGTGGCGATGCTGCCGACGAGGGACCTCACTGGTTGCTCCCGCTCAGCAGCCACTCGAGGACAAGGAGGCTCACTCCGGCGGCGGCGAGCCCGAGCCCGATGGCGACGGTCCACGCGGCGGTGGTGAGCAGGCTCAGACCGGCGATGGTGAGGATGAACGTCCTGAGCGCGGACCAGGTCGGGAGGGTGTGAGCGGCCAGCTTGGCGACGCGGGTGAGCAGTGGGGTGCGGTGGCGACGGGGCGCGCGGTTGGCGCGTTCGGCCTTGAACGTCTGGCCGAACGACCTGAGGGAAAGTGTCGCCACAGACGCGATAGTACTTGATCTGTGAGACAGAAGACAGATTCTGTCTCACTGTCACATGCGGCCACGGGAAAGGCCCGCCACCTCAAGGGATGACGGGCCGTGAAAACCGTGAGCCGCTCACGGATTCAGTAGGTCAGCGTGCGGACGTTCTGCTTGCGCTTGAGATCCCTATGAGCCACGACATACCTGAGGGCATCAAGGCCGTCGTCTTGCTCTTTGACAGGCTGCTCCTTCAACTCGCCGCCCGGCTTGACCGCCCAGACGTAAGAAGGGAACTCCTCCTCGGTGCTCGCTGGCCTAGACGCAGCAACGAGGACCGGGTCCCGGTCCACCACGGCACCGCGCATCACCATCAACCGCGGCTTCCCGTCCGGCTTCACCTTCAACCGGGACTGAACCGATTGGATGCCGTCCGACACGGTCTTCTTGGCGGCCGTCGTCGACAGCCGGAGATGCTTGGTCAGGGTCGCCCGGTCCTCTGCGTCGTGGTCACAGATGACGGCGCGCGGCCGGACGCCCATCTCGTCGAGGATTGCCCGCAGATTCTTCGCGTGGTCCTCGACCAGGACGCCCGTCCTGAAGATCTCGCGGACCAGGTAGAGCCTGCCGTCGCCATCCTCTGTCCAGATTTGCGCAACGAACGGGTGAACGAACCCGAAATCCACACTGACCCA